ATGAACAAAATTTATCGTGTTATCTGGAACAGCACACTGCGGGTCTTTCAGGTCTGTTCTGAACTGGTGAGTGGAAAACAGCAGGTATCATCCGTAAGCCAGACAGCCCCCACTGTTATTTGTTTAAACAATATCTCCTTTGCCCACCGTCTTCCTTCACGATTCCGTGTGCTGCCTCTACTGGTATTGATGGCCCTGCCTGGTACCTCTTTTGCTGACCTGGTCGTGGACAGCAGTCTGGGTACCCCTACTCTGACCGTCACCCAGGCTAATCCTTATGCAGATGCCGGCAATATTATTGTGGGCAGTACCACTGGAGGGACGGGAGATCTCACCATCAGTAATGGCGGCACAGTCACGGGCGGCACGAGTACGGTTGGTTTTTCAGCCGGAAGCTCGGGAACCCTCACGGTAGACGGCACGGGCTCGGTGCTGAACACGGCGGACATGACAGTGGGAAATGCCGGCGAACTGGTGCATGTAGATGGCAACTCAGCCGGTGACTTTGCGTTAGAGAACGGTACCGTTGAAGCCGGGGCCTATGTCTATACGCTGGCGAAAGGTACCAATGCAACGGCGAAGAACTGGTATCTGACCAGCAAATGGAATGGCGCAGTACCCGCGCAGGAACCGCCGGTAGTCGATCCGACCGCCCCGGACGCGCTGCGCCCGGAAGCAGGTAGCTATATCAGCAACATCGCGGCGGCGAACACCCTGTTTAACCACCGTCTGCACGACCGTCTGGGTGAACCGCAGTACACCAACGCGCTGCGTAACGGTGATGACAGCGTCACCAGCCTGTGGATGCGCCACGTTGGCGGTCACGAACGTTCAAGTGCAGGTGACGGTCAACTGAAAACCCAGAGCAACCGCTATGTGCTGCAACTGGGTGGCGATATCGCGCAGTGGAGTTCTGACGGTCTGGACCGCTGGCACTTGGGCGTGATGGGAGGGTATCCGGTCTCTTTGTTGAACTTAGGCGCGCCATAGTCGTCGGTAGCCTGGGCAATGTGGTAAAGCTCATGCTCTACCAGTGCGCAGAATTCAAGGTCACTGCATTGTGAGCAGTAGTCGGCTGCCAGCGTGATGATGAACTTCGGGATTCGCCCGAACCATTCATACATCTGCTGTTCCATTCTGGCTTTCTGCCAACCACCGGTGCGTAGCATTACCTGCTCGGCCTGACCGAGAACGTAGCGCCCTTTCTTCGCAAATGAGTCAGACGCCCACATGAAGCAGAGGTCAGCCTCTAACAGGTGTTCGTGGTCAGGGTTATGGATGCTGCCGGTATCACTGAGGATTTGGCGATTTATCCACTCATGCACTTCGTTAGCGGGGATCAGCCTGGTGTATGGCTGCCAATTTCCGGAGTCGATGAAGTTAACTGGAGGATATGGTCTGTGCTCATCGTCGTTATCCATATCTTACTCCGTTCATTCGATCGCTATTTAAATGTGATTTGCTCCTCATGATTTACTCAAAATCACTCAATAATTCCTACTTTTAGTCGATTATTGAAGAGTTTTCATAAGGAGGAACTATGGGTATTGAAGAGAACTTGCTCGAAACACTGTTAAAGCATGATGTTTTCCATAATGAAGATGGCAAAGTATCAGGCATTGCTAAGCTTGCTATCGACAAAGGATATGCAACTTTATCGCCGGCACAAAAGAAAGTATTACAACCGTTTATGAGTCATGGTTGTGAGGGTTATACCGATCCTGGTGGACATCACAACGGTTGCGGAAAGGTTCTTGAAGGCGCAGAGCTTAATGAAGCTTATGAGCATACTTGGGAGCATGGCGGCTTAGTCTGCGAAGACTGTCGCGAACAAAGTGATTATGACGATTACCGTCGCGATAAGTTCATGAAAGACTGAGGTTTCGGCCTATCATACGGTAGGCCTTTCGCATTTCCTTCCTTTACTCATTTTCTTCTATGACTGGTTGTCCTGCTCTGCCGGTACTGGCGTGAACTGCACGCGCTTCACATCAGCAGGAGCGAAATACAGCCACTCGCCCGTCTCGGTAGCAAGCGGCACAAAGCCATTAACCAGCTCCGGCTGACTCCTGGTCATCTTTCCTGTGAAGGTTTCGCCTGTTTGGGTCGTGAGGGTGATTTGGTAGATGCCTGGCATGATTACCTCTTTACCTTGTCGCAGCTATTGCCCTGCTTCTCAGAAGTGCTTAGCCACTTACGGCTTACCCGTCAGCAAGATGCAGATCACCGCCTTATTGGGGTTGAGCATTCTTTCCTTGTCGGGAGGATTCGATTTTGCGTATGGCCGCTTTATCAAGATTGCACTGCCCCAGAGCCGTGTAGAGCTGAGCGTTTAACTCCAGACTTGCCTGCCACGTGAACGGGACCGCCATTCCGGGGATCGGTGTGTCTGCGGTCAGGTCAGCGCTTATCGGCGCCACTGGGGCCGGAACGTAAACTGTCTGCGTACTCCCGCAGGCTGTCAGCAGCGGCAGAAGGAACAAGCTGGTTAGCGCACGGATCGCCTTCAAGCGCCTGCCTGATGTAGACAATGCGCGTCTCGCCTTTTTTTGCCAGCTCGTTCTTTGCATTCTGGGTAGCCTGTGAGATGTCACGGATGAGGTTCATTGTGGTGATCACGTTGTTGGTGATCGCCTCCGATGTGTCGGCCCGAACCGTCGCTTTATCGCGCTGGTCCTTATAATCCAATGCGTTCTGTCTATAGTGGCGCACAATTAATGCCATCACAGCTATCAGCGCCACTACTGCTATTTGCACCCAGTAACGCCTTAGCAGCGAGCCAATCACGACAGGAACAGAGCGCGCTCCGCCTCACGCCGACGTGTCAGCCCATTCAATACCTTGCCGCCAGCCTTATTCCAGCGCAGAAACTCATCAGCAGCGCCTTTGATGTCGCCAGCGTTCAGCTTCTTCAACAGCGTGGATGTTGATAGTGCACGCGATCCGATGTTGTAAGCGAACGATACCAGCGCATCAAACTGGCCTTGTGTCAGTTTCACTCTTAGCAGCTTCAGTATGTCGTTTTCATAACTCACCAGCCCCGTTTTTAGCAGTCGGTCAGCAGTGTCCTGGTCAATCGTCATTCCTGGCTTTACTGGTTTGCCGTCTACCGGGTGAGTCCAGCCATAGCCTATCGTCCATGGCGCACCACCCGTCCCCGGGTCTGGATAGGCAGTCAGCCGACAACCTTCGAATTTTTTTATCAGTGCAATGCCGTCAGGACTGGTTTGCATCGTCAACTCCCGCCTTTTTGGCTGCGAATTTTTTAATCAGATTGCCGATCGAATCGGTGCCGATGTATCCAATAAAGACGCTGGCTATGTAGGCGAGGTTGCTGCTCAGGCCGATAAAGTCCAGAAGGTCACGAACGAACCAGGCAATCATCGCGCACATCAGCGCATCAATTAGCGTTTTGGTTACCGCGCCGCCGTTATAGCGACCACGCAGGTACGCCATGATAAAAGCCAGCATTGCGCCAATACCCTGCTCCTTGGCGGCAAGTAGCGCAGCGATGAAATCTTGTTTGTATGGCATTTTCATAGGCCTCACCTCCGTTAATGACGGATGGCGCTGTGTGTTATGAAAGAGTCAGGCCCTCGGGCTGGATTTAACAACGAGGCATGTCGATGATGATTCCCTGGGCCTGAAATAGAAAAAGGCCGCCGAAGCGACCTTAAGGAAGTAAAACTGTTATTGTCAGATGAAGTGGATCAAAGCCGATTAAGCGAAGCTATTGAGACTTTTTGAAGCACTTCTTTTTCTGTATTTGCCTCAATAATTTCTGAGAAGACACAATCCGGGTCATCAATCATATGTTTCGATCTTGCTAATTTCGCCTTATCTCGACATAAAAATTCATCTGACACATTCAAATGCTTACCTGTTGGCATGCTTTTCGGCTTGTATTGGTACACATAGTAGAAGCCCATATTACCCCCTGTAATTTTGGCACTCTACAAATATACCATCTAAATGCAAAAGCCCCGCACGATGGCGAGGCTCTTAATTCTTTGTCGACCTACGAGGCTATGGCGACGATATCAGATTTACATAAAATATATGCGTTTCAGTTCGGTTTTGCAAGACTTACATCTAAATTTGTCGTCTTTTGTTGTGAACGTGATCGCGTTACGGAGATTAGCGCACCACTATCAAGTCGCTTAAAGGTGTCACGCATTGCCAGCCAGTGAGGCAGATACGTTTCCGTCCAGGTCGATTTCGCTACGCCCGCCAGTTCTGCCAGTTTCTGGTATTCGTAGGTATCCCTCCCTGCCAGTTCCGCTTTCACGTCCTGCGCCGCCAGCCATATCAGCTTCTTCAGCCGCTCCATCGTTTTGCCGGACACCTTCTTCGCGCCGAGTTGCTCCCGGAACACTGCCCAGGACCATTGGGTGATCGCCACCTGGTACTCAAAGCGGATATTTTCGCTGTAGTTCCACAGCAGCCATGCTTTCTGGTGCTCATCAAGTGACATCAGGGCCCGGCGCCATGAAGCGGTACAGAACTCAACATGATTGACCAGAGGGATATGGGAGCCCTTTGCGCGTGACTGCTTGCCCGGGATAGGCGGGTTATCCAGGGTAACCATTTCGCCGGTCACCTCATCCATCACGCGCGGCTTTTTGCGCTTAAAGGTCTTTGTATCGAACTGGGCATTTTCCAGCCAGGCCAACAACTGACCTTTGGTGGCACCACTCAGATCGGCAGTTGCCACAATGAGCTGCTCACGGACGTATTGCAGATATTGAGTATTCATTAGGCGGCTTCCTTCTGTGGCTGATTGGTTTCGGTCTGGCTGTGCTTTGCTACTGGCGGCAGGTTTGCGCGCTGAACGCTTTCGACCTGGTATCTGACAATCTGGTCACGGGTCATTGTTGAATCCTCAGAGCGGCTTCTAGGTCAATCTGCGGGATTGCAAGAAGCGTCCTTCGCTGCTCGGCTGTGATGTTACGCGTCCCCATGAAGACAATTCCTGCGGGAGTCTTTACCGCGGCAACATGCTTTGAGCGATACCAGTTGAGTAAAGCGAGAGTGTTATGGGTGCTCATGATGCCTCCTGTCGATGAGCCCGGCGTTTTTCCAGCGAACGAGCTTTACGGGTGAAAATGGATTTGATGCGCTGCAGGTATGGGATGTCGAACCGGCGGACAGAGTTATCGTTGTTTATCGCCTCGACTTTTTCGGCACCGATGCGCTCAATAAGGCCCTGTTCAAATGCCTTTTGCGCGCCGTCCCGATCCCGGTTGCAATAGACACACTGGGCAGCGGTGTTGTGAAGGTTGAAAGCCAGGTGCGCCGCTGCGCCGCGGGTGCGGTAGTGGCCGCAGTCCATGGTTCCGCCAAACTTCTGCTCCGGCAGCCTGCCGCAGCTGATGCACGGCTTACCAGCATCCCTCAGACGGACGTACCGATTGAAAGCCGTCTGCGCTTCAGCTCTCCACTGCGGTTTCGTTTTTAGCGCCACTTTTCTTGCTTTCAGATCCCGGCGCTCCGCGCGCTCTTTCTCTTTACGTTCCTTAATGCGTTTAGCCGCAGCTTTCACCTTCTCCTTTTCGCGCTCCTCCATCGCGAGGATTGCGCCATGCTCCGGGCTGCACCACCGGATCCGGATGTCGTGGAATTTCGGCACGAAGTATTCACCGCATACTTTGCACTTACGGCGGGATGGTTTACGCATGGGCACCACCTTGAACCTGTACCAGCGTGAGATTTCCGCAGAACACGGCACCGGTATCGATGTACATCTGATTTGCATACTTCAGGGACTGGCTCGCTGGGGTGTGTCCGAAGATAAACATATCGGCGCCTTTGATTTCTCTTGCCAGGCCGTCCTGAGAGTCGGAGATGCGCTCGCGGTTCCAGATAACTTGTTGGGGATCAGCTGGCTTGTCGAATTCGTATTCGTCGTGTGGATAGTCGGCATGGCAAATGACGTATTTTTTATCGACTGTCACCAGTTCTATGACCAGCGGCAATTCAGCGGCTATGCGTACCAGAGCTTTAGCCAGCACCTCTTTGTCATAGTCGAGATTGAAGAACCAACCGCCTCCATTGACCAGCCAGTGATTGACGTTTCCGTATTCTGAAAGGCCATCAATCATCATCTGCTCATGGTTTCCGCGCACCGACCGGAACCACGGCATAGTAATCAGATCCAGGCACTCAACGTTTTCCGCACCGCGGTCAACAAGGTCACCCACGGAGATCAGCAAATCACGCGCAGGGTCGAATGATACCTTTTCCAGTTTGTTCATCAGTAGCGTGTAGCAGCCATGCAGATCGCCGACGACGAAGATATTGCGCCAGTCAGCGCCATTAATGCGTTGATACATGCTCATGCAGATTTTCTCCTCGCCGCGAGACGCAGCCATTTCTGATCCACCAGGCGAGATGTGTAGTCTTTGAAAGTGGGTATTTCTGACGGGCTCAGTTCCGGCTTCCGCTTGCTGCGTACCGGTACTTTGTAGATGCCGCCATTCATGACGCGATTGATGAGGTTAGCCATGCTGCTCACCCCACTGTTTCGCCCATTCGATTTCGAGGCGGGATTTCTCGCTGAACTTCACGCCCTGCTGCGTACCAAACCAGTAGATAGCCTCGATGACTTCAACCATCTGCCGAACGGTCATCTTACTTGTACGCTGACCGAACATCACAACGCCGCCGTCAAGACCAGGCGCCATTCTCTGCTCTTGTTTTTTAGCCTTGGCGACCATCGCGGTGATCAGGTCTTTCCAGTCGTCAGAGTCGTACTTGTTGCCGAACCAGGTTACCTGGTCTGAGAGGTCTTTCAGAAGCGGCCACATCTTGCGGTTCTGATCCAGAGTGCGCGTCATCTCATTGATGTCGAGAATCAGTGGGCGCTTCGGATCCACCGGCAACTGGCGGATGTAGTTGATGGCGTTTTGCTTGATGGCATCATTGACGAGGTGAAATTGCTGTTTCATGCGCCACCTCCTGGAGGTAACGCAGAATGCAGAAAATCGCAGGTGCATTTCTGCATCTGTGACTGGAGAAGTGACTTCAGATTTTGTGTGCGCATAAACGTCCCCGTTTAGCGCAACCCCGTCGCCGGGTGTTCAGGCCGACGATGGTTAGATTATGGCTTATTGATTATGGAAAATCAAAGGTGGGAGCTTAGTTACTCTCGTCGGAAAGCTCGTCTTCTTTCTCAGGCTGTTTAAATGCTTCAGGCATGTTTGCATAGCCGCAATCGTCGCACTTCCAGTCGCCTGTGCTTCCATTCGGTCCTGTTTCTCTGCTTTCTTTACCAGAGCCACAGTCTGGGCAAATTCCTCTTCCCATATTGCCTCCTATTTTTTGGCGTTTTGGTCTGCCATTTCAACGTATCTCGGATCATTTGATTTAGGAAGTTGTAAGCTTTTCTCCCGGTAGTACCGGACACGCTCCATGAAATACTCTCTCAGGTGTTCAGGCTGCTCACGAGCCACCTGCTCAGCGATTACGGGCATATTCAGGCGTTCTTTGTACGCGACACCAGAAGCGGCAAGGTCAACATTAACCTTGTCACGATCTTCCTGGCTCTTTGCGGCAATATTGTTACCAGACATTTTATTTCCACTCTGTTTTCATCGTAATGCCATCCATATATCTAACAGGCTCGACCTGATGCATCCCATAAAGCCTTAATTTTGCCTCTAGTTGCTTTTGCGCTTCTTTTCTGTTTTTTGGTTTTCTGTTGGCTAACATCAAATCTTCTGCTCGCTGCTTCGCTTGCCAACTCATCTTTTTCGCCATGAAGTCCACCGCTAGCATAATTTTTACTAAGCATAAAACAAAAGGCTCTGAGGAGCCTTGATCATTGTTGAATATCTTCACTTATGCGCAGCTTTGCGCTCTGCTGGGGATTTAGCCATTGATATTCACCTTAATCGCGAAGACCTTTACCGGTTTGTCGCCGAAGTGCGGATGCGTGATCACCTTGATTTCGTAACCGTCATACGGGACATCGATTCGTCGGCTTGCATCATCACGCTTCGGATACCCGACCTTTGACAACGTGAAGCAACCCCCAACCCGGCGGCAAGTCTTCCAGATTTACGATACCCGGCTCGCTAATCATGAATCGCCAGTCGCCCATACCTTTTTCTGGATTGATGCGGAATGGCTTTTTACGGTCAGCCAGCAGGTCAGACCGCGAGCATTTAGCCTCAATGAGACAGGATGCGCCATTGCGAAAACCTATGGCATCGGCCTGCTCTCCGTATGGTGTCCATGCTCTGAACCGTCAGTTGAGACTTGATCGGTTTTTTCAGGTCACGACGGTAATCGACCCATGACCTCCAGACTGATACTGAAAGCCATTCAGGAAGCTCAACACCAGCCGGATCGAACGAAGCCGGTTTGGGGGATTTAGGGGGGTTATTAATATTGTCTTTATTGTCTTTTGTATGTTTGTCTTTTGTGTTTACCTGATTTGGGTAAGTGTCGTTACCTGATTTGGGTAAACATTTCTTACCTGATTCAGGTAAATTTACCTCTTTCAGGTAAGATTTATTTTTATTGCCTGATTTGGGTAATTTCACCCATTCACTGACCGCTTTGTTAATTCCGACAGATCGCCCGATTTGGGTAAACACTCTGCGCTTAACTAACGTACTTTTCGCGGCAGAGCATTTGTGCGGAAGAATGCCGGTAAGGACAGATAACTGGTCGTTACTGACCCAATCAGTTTTTTTGTTGAAACCATATGTTTTGCGCATTACAGCCATGAAGACCAGCAACTGATGCTGAGACAATCCAGCCCGCATGACAGCCTCCAGTAATTCATTAGCGATGCGCGTAAACCCGTCGTCGAGATCTGCCACGCGCGGCTCCTTAGGTGCCACGTCAGGCACAGGGAAATTGATTACTTCGGCAGTGTTTGCCATAATTGCTCCTGTGAATTGATCCAGTTAATTCCACCTGAAAGTCGGTTCTGTTCGCGCAGACCGGCTTCCGGTATTGTGTTGATACGCAAGTGAATGCATTGCTTTCCCTTTCGTGGTTAGGGCCGCCGTTAAGCGGCATGGTTGTCAGGGTGTGGAAAGATGGACGGCAGGTCTGGGCGGAATTCGTGAGCCTGGATTTCACCACCAACCGCTTTCACCAGTTCAGGAACGTGAACCGGGGAGATGCGTTTCTTTCCGTTAAGCCAGTCACAGATAGTGGACTGGGCTTTGCCGCAGCGTTTTGCCAGTTCTTTCTGGCTGCCAGCGATGGCGATCGCTTTCTCTACTGCGGAGTTCTTCTCTACTGTTGGGGTCTTCATAATCACCTCAGCTATCAGTTTAAAGCGATTATGGTTATCACTTTAGTGAATGTCAATCGCATAGGCGATTTTTTGCTAAATAATCGCTTGAGCGATAGAGTTAAGGGAGTCATTAATAGAGGTGAATATGGGATTCTCGGAGCGCCTGGCGCAGGCAATGAAACATGCTGGATATACACAGGGCCGATTAGCCAAAGATGTCGGCATGGCTCAGTCCAGCGTCAATAAGCTACTCAAGGAAGCTAACGGCTCTCGTAAGACTGTTGAGATTGCCTCTGTTCTGGGTGTGCGGCCGGAGTGGCTGTCTACTGGTGAAGGGGAAATGGCTTCCAGTGGCGCAAGAGAAACGACTGCGCTATACCAGGTTAAGCCGTCACTGAATGGGATTTACCGCGTGGATGTACTCGACGTTAAAGCCAGCGCTGGGCCAGGGACCATTGTCACCAGCGACTTCATTGAAACTATCCGAGCCATCGAATACACGACTGAACAGGCCCGCGCCTTGTTCGGTAACAGGCCAGCTACTCACGTCAAAGTCATCACGGTTAACGGCGACAGCATGGACGGCACCATTTCGCCTGGCGATCAGATCTTCGTTGACACCGGAGTAACGCATTTTGATGGTGATGGGGTATATGTCTTTGTCTTCGGGAAGACTCTGCACGTCAAGCGCCTACAGATGCAGCGTGACCGCCTGGCAGTTATCTCAGATAACCCGATTTACGAAAAATGGTACGTCGAAGCCGGAGACGAGGACTCGTTCTATGTAATGGCAAAGGTCCTACTCAGGCAATCAATAGATTACAAACGCTTCGCATAAACACGTATTATGGTTTTTGCGTCTATTGAATTGAGAGCAACTTATCAGTTTTTTCCATTGCGGATTAGCTATTTCTGGTTAGGATGTTTCATACAATTTTCAAAGTGGATGGCTCTATAATGAAATGGATAAAAATAGTATTTGCAGGCTCTTTACTTGTCTCTACTACGACTTTTTCGGCAGAGTGGATCGCCTCTTACGACAACGATGAAATGCGCGGAACAGCAACAAAATTTCTGCAAACTGACTCCGACAACTCTGTAGAGTTTGATTTCCCTTACAATGGAGGATCTACGATGACTTTAGTTCTTCGGTCCCCAAAAACTGAATTGAAGGGTGACCAAAAAGCAGAAGATCTTAAACCTAATGAAGCAATATTATTGATAAGCAAGGGTCAATTTAGTTGCAACTCTTATAATGGTTGCGAGATTTCAGTTAAGTTCGATAATGACAAAATTCACAAGTATAAAATGAGTCCTGCTGAGAGTGGTCGCTCAGATGTCATTTTCTTTGATCAGTCCAACGGCTTTATCAAAAGCATACCCAACCACAAGAAGCTCATTATCGAGGCTGATTTCTATCAGGCAGGACCAAAACAATTTAAATTCAACCTTGAAGGTTACACGACCCCGAAACAAGGATAACAACAACCCGCTCCGGCGGGTTTTTTATTGCCCCTATGAAGACGCTTTGATTCCCCTCCCATCTCATCAAACACTACCAGCATCACTTTTTTCACTCTCTCCTTAAAAAAATATCGCTTTAACTTTCAATTAATTATCACTTTATCGATGATGAATATCGTTTTGGCGATTGACTCAAATAATCGCTTTAGCTATTGTTAGCTCATCGAAACGAAACATCGACAGCTGAGCGAAGTTAGCCAGCGGCGGACAGCAAGTCGCCTGCTTTTTAACAAATCAGAAATTGCATCCGAGGTTGAGCGAAGAGATTCGCATAACTCAGTTCCCCGGCGATTCCCAGCCCTCATGGGGGTAGGTTCATCAAATGGCACGACGGGCAAGCGGCGGACAATGTCGGATGCAGGTTTACCAGCAGCCCTTTGCGAGGGGCTGGCGGTAAATCAATAAGAGAGGTGAGTATGAAGTTTTATGAATTGCCAGAATCGGTGCAGGTGGTAGCAGCGCAACTGTTGAAAGAAAAAATTGAGAGTGACCTCCTTTGGCAGCAAAAAGAAAAGCGGACAGAAATGGCTACCGAGTATGCCGAAACTACCCTCGATGAAGCATGCGCCCTGCTCGGCATATCCAGACCAACCGCAACAAACTGGATCCGTTCAGGAAGGCTACAAGCTACACGTAAAGACCCATCAAAACCTAAATCCCCTTACCTCACAACCAGGCAGGCCTGCATTGCGGCACTCAGATCGCCGTTGCATACTGTCGCCGTGAGCGCGGGTGATGGCATAACAGAGGAAATACAATGTCACTCTTCCGCAGAGGTGAAATATGGTACGCCTCGTACTCGCTCCCGGGCGGGAAGCGAATTAAGGAATCTCTTGGCACAGCGGACAAACGGCAAGCGCAGGAGTTGCACGACAAGCGAAAAGCCGAACTCTGGCGAGTAGACAGACTCGGTGACTTTCCTGATGTGACTTTTGAGGAAGCATGTTTACGCTGGATTGAAGAGAAATCAGATAAGAAATCGCTCGATACAGATAAAGGCCGGATGGGATTCTGGCTTGAGCAATTTGAAGGAGTGAGACTGAAGGATATTACTGAGGCAAGGATTTACTCAGCAGTCAGTAGGATGCATAACCGGAGTCATCTGGAGATATGGAAGGCAAAGGTGTCAGCAGCCAGGAAGAAAGGAAATCCAGAACCGGAGTATGTCGCTAAGCCTGTCACAACCTCTACCAAAGCCAAACATCTTGCATTGATGAAAGCCATTATGAGAGCGGCAGAACGCGACTGGAAGTGGCTGGAGAAAGCACCTGTCATCAAGATACCGGCAGTGCGAAATAAGCGAGTGAGATGGCTGGAGAAGGATGAAGCAAAAAGGCTGATTGATGAATGCCCGGAGCCGTTAAAGTCTGTCGTTAAGTTTGCGCTGGCAACGGGTTTAAGGCGCTCGAACATCATCAATCTGGAGTGGCAGCAAATAGACATGCAGCGCCGGGTAGCATGGGTTAACCCGGAAGACAGCAAATCAAACAGGGCTATTGGCGTAGCGCTGAATGATACCGCATGTAAGGTTCTGCGAGATCAGATAGGCAATCATCATAAGTTTGTGTTCGTACACACAAAAGTAGGAAGAAGGCCTGATGGTTCTGTCACGCCGGCAGTCAGGAAAATGAGAGTCGATGATGGTCGTGCATGGAAATCGGCATGCAAGAGAGCGGGGATTGAAGATTTCCGGTTCCACGACCTGAGGCATACATGGGCAAGTTGGCTTATTCAGTCAGGTGTACCGTTGTCTGTTCTTCAGGAGATGGGGGGCTGGGAGTCGATAGAAATGGTGCGTCGGTATGCCCACCTCGCGCCTAATCATCTGACCGAACATGCGAAGCAAATTGACTCGATTTTTAACGATGATGTCCCAAATATGTCCCACGAGGGAAATATGGAGGCTAGCGGAAATGGTTAA